GGTAAAGCGCAATAGCATACTTGACAGTGTCAAGCAAGGTGTGTGTATACTGTTAATGTTCGGTTACGAACACCATTGGAAACCCCCCGATTTCAATGTGCAAAAGGGGTGAGACTTGCAGCCATCACGTAACCTCCAGCGTGATGTGGGCAGAAGGAGTGGGTCATGTCAGATGCAAACTACGAGTTTGAGGATGATGTAATGCAAGACCAGCAGCAATCGAAGGACCCTGTGCGGGCGCACCTGCGAAAGCTTGAAGCCGAGAATAAGGCTTTACGCGAGCAGGCAGCATCAGCAGAGGCAGCCCGACGAGAACTTAACTTCGTGAAAGCGGGCGTAGACCCGAACGATCCGAAGTACAAGTATTTCGTTAAAGGCTACGACGGTGAATTAACACCGGAGGCGATTCGACAAGCAGCAGAAGAAGCAAGTCTCATACCTAGCCAGAACAAGGAAGTGGTTGCTGAACAGCAGTCATGGAATCGGGTGGCACAGGCAGCGCGAGCTGGACAGACTAGCGAACCTCCTGTTGATTACGCTCAACGTATTGCACAAGCAAAATCCGCGGATGAAGTGATGCAACTGCTGGCCCAGGCGAGAGCCGAAGCAGAAAAATACTAATCACTCCCCATTGGATTCACATTCTTTGGGGCTACCCCTAAAGGAAAAGACAAATGTCTTATACCCAGCAAAGTTCGGTTGATACCGACCAGGCAGCGTATGATCGTTTGGCGTATTTCGCCCTCCGTTCAGAACTCTTGTTCGACCAAGCAGCCGATGTTCAACCAACCAACCAGTCAATGCCTGGTTCTTCGGTAATCTTCACGATTTTCGCAGACCTCGCAGAAGCAACCAGCACACTTGCTGAAACCACTGACGTTACACCTGTAGCGATGAGTGACACGCAAGTGACTGTAACCCTTGCCGAATACGGCAACACAATCAACACCACCGCAAAACTCCGTGGAACTTCGTTCTTGGACGTTGATGCAGCAGCAGCGAACCTTATCGGTTACAACGCTGGTGACTCAATCGACAAGGTTGTTCGCGACGTTCTTGCTGGCGGTGACAACGTTGCCTACGGTGGCGGTGGATCATCTGATCCTTCAAGCCGTGTAACGGTTGCAGCAGAAGACATCATTGAAGCCAACGACATCCGTAAGCAGACTGCTGCTCTACGTGCTGCAAACGTTGCAACCTTCAATGGTTACTACATGGGCTACATCCATCCTGACGTGTCGTACGACCTTCGTCGTGAAACCGGCAACGCATCATGGAACGCACCTCACGTAAACGTGGACACCATGAACATCTACAACGGCGAAATCGGAACCTTTGAATCAGTACGATTCATTGAAACCCCTCGCGCAAAGGTGTTCACCAACGCATCAAACGGAACCAGCACAACTGGAACGATTGACGTGTATTGCACACACATCATGGGTCGTCAGGCTTTGGCTAAGGCTTACAGCCAGGTTGACGGTAACGGCATGGTTCCGAAGGTCGTTCGCGGCCCAGTGGTTGACTCGCTTATGCGTTTCAATCCAATCGGTTGGTATTGGCTCGGTGGCTATGGCCGCTTCCGCGAAGCTTCGTTGCGTCGTGTTGAGTCGTCATCCAGCATTGGTGCAAACGCAGCCTAATTAGTTAGGTTCGTTTAATCCTCCACAAGATGTGGGGTAGCCGAGTCCCCTCGCTCGGTTGCCCCACTTTTTGTATTTGGTATAGTCTTTCCAGCGAAAGGTTTGTATGTCGATTTCTAATTATGCGGAACTGAAAATCCTTGAACACACCACGGGCAAGACCGCGTGGACTATTCCTTCAAACGTGTATGTGAAATTGCATACGGGTGATGCTGGTGAGGATGGGACTTCTAATGCTGCGTCTGAAACGACTCGCAAGGTTGCTGCTTGGGCTACTGCGTCGTCTGGTGCTATAGCGACTTCTGCGACTTTGGAATGGACAAACGTTGCTTCTACTGAAACTTATTCGCATTGGTCTATGTGGGATGCGTTGACTTCGGGTAACTGTTTGTGGACTGGCGCGTTGTCGTCATCTGCTGCGGTTACGGCGGGCGATACTTTTCAGATCACCACTCTCACGCTGTCGCTCGACTAGCCGTTAGGGGATAACCCCTCATGGCGCAAACAGCAGTCACAGGTTTCACAGAACCGTTTAGTGACACTCGCCCGTTTTATCGGGCAACCTATTTCCGTGTTGTTGGTCGTACTGCTACAGGTTCAGGTGATGGTTCTGCTTCTGTTGCATACACCAACTATCAGCAACGGTTAAGCCAGTTAACTGACTTCAGTTTCCCGTACCGTTTTGGTGGACGGTTTTATCTTGGTGTTCGTGCGGTTATCACCGTTACTGCTACCGCATCAGGTTTAGGTACTGCTTCTTCTTCGGCGCAGGTGTTGCGTCAACGGCAGGGTACGGCTAGCGGTACGGGGTCAAGTACTGCGACACGGGTTGTTGTTCTTCTTCGTAGCGCAACTGGTTCGGGTGTTGGGACGATGGATTCAACGGGGTTGCATATTGCGCCTCGTACAGCGTCAGGTAGCGGTGTTGGCTCTCAGAGTGCTGTTGGGTCTATTACTCCTGTTAGAACGGCTGTGGGTAGCGGATCAGGGGCTTCTAGCGTCACGTTCATTCGTGTGCCTTTGCGTACTGCGACAGGATCGGGTGAAGGTTCGGGTGAAGGTGTTGATCTTGTTGTCAACATTCGTACCGCCACAGGTTCAGGTGAAGGCACATCAGTCACGCTTGGTGGCATCCTGTATTTCCGTAGTGCTACCGGATCAGGGGTTGGGGCTTCGTCAGCCGATTGGGTTAAGTCACGTATCTTCCGTGTGCCATACACCTACAACTATCCAGGTGGATACTTTGGTGGTGGGGATTCAGCGAACCGTTTAGGCCGTTACGACCGTTCGGGTGTTCGCGCACGAAACCTTTACAAACTCAAAACAGGTGAGTACACCATCGTTGACCAGCGTGATCTAGGTCAGGTGGAGAAATTGTGGCATGGTGGTCGCCTGCATTTCTTGGATGATGCTGAGGTCGCTGAACTCACCGCAGCAGGCTTTGGAGATAGCATCACCTGATGGCAATTTTTAGACCACCCACCGACAACTTTGTGCGCCCTACGCTCGCAGAGAACTTCACTAAAGGTTTAGTGCTATCCCAAGAGCAACGCCTCGCTAACCGTCTAGCAGCTCATGTCCGACCAGCCCCTAGAGGCAGGAACGTGTTTCTGCTAACGAACGGTAACTACACCGAGAATGAACCATCAGACATGGACACGGTTGCGAAGGTGTATTACGGTGGGCATGATATTGAGGTTGACGCTACTGAGGTAGCATCGCTAACCGCAGCAGGATACGGGGAGTACATAAGTGGTTAAACATCAGGAAACGCATCCTGATCTAAATGTTGAGGGATGCTTTGGTTGCAAGATTGCTCACGTTGGTATTGGTGCTGACGCGATGCCATCACGGGGCGGTAAAGCCAGGGTCGCGACGATCAACGCTAAAGACCGTGTGCTAGACAAAGACCTAGACGCATACAAGCGTATGAGACAGAACGGTGTTCAACCTAAGAACATTGATGGCTCAGCACAGGTTGAGAAACGAGCAGAAGAAAAATGGCAAGTCGAAACGGGGATACTTCCAAATACCTAAACCTTGTTGGGGTGAACCTGCCTCATGTGGGGTACGGGAAAATGGTTGCAGGTTTGCGGGGTGCTTTGTCAAGCAAGGTAAACCTTGTTGATGATGCTGAACGGGTCGTGTTCGCGCTTCGACCTAACCTGATTAAAGGCTGGGTTGAGGGTCAGAACCCTGCGTTGTTGACGATGTGGGAAACGAACTGGTTGCCACCAGAGTTCTCCGAATACCTAAACTTATTTGACACGGTGATTGTGCCTTCGCTACATAACTGGGAGTTGTTCTCACAGTTCCATGACAACGTGCGTGTAATCCCTTTAGGGGTTGATCGTGAGGTTTGGCATCCGAAGGAACGGCCACAGAACGACAAGTTCAAGATTTTGTGTGGCGGGTCAGAGTGGTATCGCAAAGGCTTGGACGTGGTACTCAAAGTGTTTTTGGAAATGAATCTGCCCGACGCAGAGTTACATATCAAGATTGTTCCCCCATATTTGTGTGCGCCAAAGAATCTTGTTTACCCGAACGTGGTTATCCACAACAAGTGGATGACTGTTGAAGATGAAGCAGATTTGGTTCGTTCTGCGGACTGTTTCATTTCTGTGTCCCGTGGTGAAGGTTTCGGGTTGATGCCATTACAGGCGATCTCTGCTGGTGTCCCAACTATTTTGTCTGACGCGCATGGTCATCGAGAGTTCTCTGATCTAGCAACCCACCGCATCCCTACCCGTTCTGTGCCAACAAATGAGGGAACTTGGAAAGATATGGGTGATTGGGATGAACCTGAATTTGATGCGATATTTAGTGCGATCAAAGACCTGTATGACAACCGTGACAGGTATCGGGAGCAGGCAGAAATCTATGCTGGTGAAACAGCAGCGTTCAACTGGAACACGGCAGCCGATCAACTGTTGCAGGTGGTGAAACCTACCGAGAACAGGGTGACAGGGAAATGGAAACCGTTGGAACCAACCTGTGAAATTGAGGTGAAACGCAGGGTGAAAGCCGACATTGGCAGGCATCATGTTGATCTGGAACCTGGTGTTAAGCACCGTGTAGTGTTGAATGTGCGTGATGTATTAAGAGATTCTGGAGCATTGGTATGAACAATTTGAGCAAGCCTGTTTGGGATCGACCGAACCCTAAGAAGAAATCTAAGAAGTTGTCCCCTAAGCAGAAGGCTTCGGCTAAAGCGTCAGCAGCGAAAGCTGGCCGTCCGTACCCGAACCTGATTGACAACATGAAGGCTGCAAAGAAGAAGAAGCGTGGCTAAAACTCCTGCTTGGCAACGCAAGGAAGGTAAGAACCCTGCTGGTGGTTTGAACGCTAAAGGTCGTGCATCAGCAAAGAAGCAGGGCATGAATTTGAAGCCACCTGTTTCTGCTTCACAGGCTAAGAAGTCTCCGAAAGCAGCGGCTCGACGTAAATCGTTTTGTGCGCGTATGGGCGGTATGCCAGGTCCGTTGAAAGACAGCAAGGGTCGTCCTACTCGTAAGGCTTTGGCTTTGCGGAAGTGGGACTGTTGAGGCGTGGTAATCTGATTGCCTAACTAGCGAAAGGTTGTACTATGCCAAAGGTCGGAAAGATGGAGTTCCCTTACACCGCTAAGGGTATGGCTGATGCCAAGAAAGCCAAAAAGAAGATGGGCAAGCCTATGAAGAAGGCTAAGAAAAAGAAGTAAATGTCTACTGCTGGTGCGCTCCTTGATCGGGTGTCACGCCAACTTCTTTCGGGAACTGTTGAGGAACGAAACAAGTTAGCGTCATCTGTTGACTCTGACGACACTTCTTTTGTCATGTCCTATGACTTGGCGGGGCTTCGCGCTGGCACAATTTTTGAGGTTGATTCTGAACTGATTTATGTTTGGGAAGCAACGAGTGGTAACAAAACATTGACGGTTGAGCGTGGCTACGGTGGTACTACCGCAGCTTCACACTCGGCTGGTGCAATCGTGGTGTTGAACCCGCGTTTCCCTAAAGCACAAATGTTGGAAGCGTTGAACCAAGACCTTGATGATTTGTCCAGCCCGTTGAACGGTTTGTTCCGTGTTGTGTCAACAGATGTGGACTATAACGGTGCTGACCGTCAGATCAACTTGACTGGTGCAACATCGATAATTGATTTGCTTGATGTTCGTTTGCGTTATCTCGCTACCGATTATCCGGTGATCCGCAAGGTTCGTTTGCAGCGTGACCTACCAACAAGTGATTTTGCTTCAGGGTTCGCTTTGGTGTTTGATGAGTCGGTGATGGCTGGAACTTTGCGTGTTCGTTACAAAGCCCCGTTTGCTCGCGTGTCTGCTGTCAGCGACAGTTTGCAGTCGGTTGCCAATCTCCCTGTAACGATGGAAGATATCTTGGAGATGGGTGTGATGTCCCGTATGTTGTCTACCCGTGAAGTGAAACGTAACTTCATTGAGTCGCAGGGTGATACTCGTCGTTCTGATGAGGTCCCACCTGGGGCTATGCGTGACTCGTTCAGCAACATTCTGCGTTTGCGTCGTGACCGTATCATCGCTGAAGCAGCGAAACTTGCGAGACAATACCCGTTGACTATTAGGGCGTAGCGGTGGCAACGCTTATAGATTTCACTACCGCATACCGTGGTGGGCCTGCATACTTTACGGGTACAGGTTCTACACAGGTAGTTCCATATATTTATCCTGTCGCTATTAACGGCAGACCGTACATGATTGATACGAAGTCAAATGATTTCGGTCGACAGTTTGATGCGCGTGTTCGTGACTCGGTTGACCAGTCTGCTGAGCCTGGTGAGTCAGCTATCAACCCGCAGGGACTATGGCGTAGGTCGCAATCGTCTTGGCATTACGGTGCAGGTCAAACGTATTCGGATACTGCTGACGCTGAGGCGTACCGTTTCCGCGCAAGCAAGGGTGTGAACGTTTGGAACCGTGGCGAAATATCGCTACTGCCAGCAACAACCCAAGCGTATTCTTCTGCACAATCCAACCTGTACATGGCTACAGCAAGTAACCGTATCTACGGTACGGAAGGACAAACGGTTCGTTACACAACCGACTGGACAACCTTCACCACCGTAACTAGTACTAATGCTTCAAATATTTACAGCATCACTTCTGACGGCTACAACGTGTTCTTCTCTTATGCTGACGGCGACATAGATCAAACCGACGCTGGAAGTTCTGCTGCATCAAACTACATCACCGGCATTGAAGCTGGCGTTTTGGATTATGTCCGTGGACGCTTGATGGTCGCAGGTCAAGGAACAGATAAGCGCAAGATTTGGAACATCACTACTGCCGCAGGTTCATCAGCCAACAACCCGACACCGTTGTACACCCACCCAAACACCGACTTTAACTGGGTTGGTTTCGCTGGTGGACAGAACCAAATTTATTGTGCAGGTTACGCAGGAAACAAATCGTTGATCTACAAGACTGCGGTAAAACCAGACGGTACAGCGTTGGATATTCCTACGGTCGCAGCCGAGTTGCCGTTAGGTGAAATTGTCACTACAATCGATGCGTACCTCGGTTTCGTAATTATTGGGTTAACGACAGGGTTGCGGTTCTGCTCGTCGGACAGCGACGGCAACCTTGTCGTTGGTCCACTAATCGAGACTGGTGCATCGGTTAATACGTTTGCCGCTATCGGACAGTACGTGTACTTCGGATGGACGAACTACGACGCAACCTCAACGGGCATTGGTCGATTGGACATCGGTACACAAGTCAGCGTCAATCAACCTGCTTACGCATCAGACCTGATGGTTACAGGTCAGGGTGCTGTGGTTGACATCCATGAGTTCGGAAACAAGGTGGTGTTCACTGTCGCAGGTCTTGGCGCATACCGTGAGCATCCAACCGACAAGGTTGCTTCAGGGTATTTGGATTCAGGTATCTACCGTTGGGGTGTACCGGATACGAAGTTTATTCCGAAGTGGGATTTGCGTACTGAGCCGTTGCATGGGACTGTGGCTTTGTCGGTGGCATCTGATTCGGGTGATTTCCGTTCTGTTGGTACGCAGACTGTTGAGGCTTCGTTGGAGTCCACGTTTGATGGGTTTGAGTCGAAGGTGTTTGAAGCTGAGGCTCGTTTGACTTTGAGCCGTTCTGCTACGGATTCTTCTAAGGGGCCGACTGTGACCCGTTGGTTGGGTCGGGCGTATGCTGCGCCGTTGCGTTCACAGATTTTCTCTGTGCCACTACTCCTGCACCACAAGTTGAATATCCGTGGGTTTGAATACTTCATGGACGTGGATACCGAACTGAACTATTTGCGTGACCTAGTAGAGAACCCGCGGGTTGTTACCTACCAGGAGAACGCCAGCACCTATTCGGTGATTGTGGAGGATGTCCGTTGGCAACCTGTGGACGCTGCGAACAACCATAATGCTTGGGACTGGAACGGAACCTGCACCATCATTATGCGTAGTGTAAGATAGCCCCGTATGCCAGCTTTTACCCGTAGACAATATGCAGGCGCAGCAGCCGCCACCACGATCACCGCAGGTATCAACACGTCCGACACGACCTGTTCTTTGACTGCCACTACTGGCTGGCCTTCGGGCGCGGGTGTTCCTTTTTATGTTGTTATTGATCCAGGTACTTCGGCTGAGGAGAAGTGCAGTGCAACTATTTCGGGTTCGACTCTTACTCTTACTAGGGGTCAGGATGATACGAGTGCAAGTTCTCATTCTTCGGGTGCGACGATTTATCCGGTGTTCACGGCGAATGATGCGGATGAGGCTAATGAGGTTGTGGCGAAGCTGACGACTAAGGGTGACTTGTTGGTTACTTCTGGTTCGGCTTTAAACCGTTTGGGTGTTGGCGGTAATGGTTCTATTCTTAACGCTGATTCGACTGCAACGAATGGTGTTGCTTGGTTGGCTGCTGGTACTGCTGGTTATGTTCTTACGTCGGCTGGTGCGGGTAATGCACTAACATGGGCTGAGGCGGCTTCGCCTTCAGATTCAGACCAAAATGTTCTAGCAATTCAAGTTTTTAGTTAAGGAGTAATCATGGCAACATTTACGAAAAAGAAACTGTCGGGTTCTACTGATGGTTTGGCTATCAAGGTTACAGGTACGTCAACTGCTGCGACGGTGACTGTTCATACTGCTGTTGCTGGTACGACTGCTGGTGTGTTTGATGAGATTTGGTTGTATGCGAATAACACTTCTACTTCGGCTGTGAAACTTACGTTGGAGTGGGGTACTGCTACGGCTGCTGATGGCAACATTGAGTTAACGATTGCTGCTGAGGCTGGTTTGGTTTTGGTTGTGCCTGGTTTGATTTTGCAGAACGCGAAGGTTGTGAAGGCGTTTGCTGCTACTGCTGATGTGATTTTGCTTTCTGGCTTCGTTAACGCGATTGCGTAGGGTCGAAGCATGACGCTTCGTTGGGATACCCGTAGTCGGGCTGGTCAGTCTGTAAAGAACTGGATTAACCCTTCTGTTGATATTGAGTATTTGGTTGTTGCAGGTGGCGGTGGTGCAGGTCAGCAAGGTGGTCCGAGTTCTGGTAAGGCTGCTGGCGGTGGCGGTGCAGGTGGCTACCGAACGGGTGCTTCCACGCTTTCTCTTGTTGGTGGTTCATATGCTGTGACTGTCGGTGGTGGCGGTGCGTTAGCAGCGAATGGAAGCAACTCTGTTTTTGCATCAATTACTTCTAGTGGCGGCGGTTCTGGTGGTGGTGGTGCTTCGGGGAATGGAAACGGCATCGCTGGCGGTTCTGGTGGTGGCGCAGGTGTAACCGATGCTGGTAGTGCTGGTACTTTTGGTACTGGTAACTCAGGTGGATATAGCCCTTCTGAGGGAAACAACGGTGGTGGAACAGGTTCCTCATCGTCTGGCGGTGGAGGCGGCTCTGCTGGTGCTGGTAGTGGTTCTGGTACTAGCCCATCAGGTGGTGGTAATGGTACTTCTAATTCAATTTCTGGTTCGGCTATTACATATGCTCAGGGTGGTCATGGAAACTATGGACCATCTGCTGGAACACCTGCTGCCGCGACTGTGAACAGGGGTAATGGTGGTGGTGGTGGTGTTTCACAAATAATTGGTGGAACAGCAGGTAGTTCTGGCATCGTAATTTTCCGTTACCTAACATCCGACGCATCCTCGGCAGGTATTTCGGTTAGCGGTGGAACTGTAACTACTTCGGGTGGGTACACGATTCATTCGTTTACTTCGACTGGTTCAACGACTGTGACGGTGGCATAATGCGTAGCAGAACACGGGTCAGTCAGTATGTTGGCGCAAATAACAAAGCAAACTTACTGTCAGGTGGAACAGAATCGTATGCACAGGTTGGTGGTGTGCTGTATAAGGTTTTAACTTTTACTGCGACTGGAACTTTAAGTGTTACTACTTTGGGTGCGGTTAACGCAGAGTATTTGGTCGTCGGTGGTGGTGGCGGTGCTGGACCATCAGACAACTCCGACGGTGGTGGCGGTGGTGCAGGTGCAGGTGGAGTCCGTACGGGCGTTCTTTCACTATCAAGCGGCACCTCTCACACGGTTACGGTTGGCGCAGGCGGTGCTGCATCAAACGCTGGTTCTAATTCTGTATTCAGTTCTATTACCAGTTCTGGCGGTGGTCGAGGCGGTGGTGGTGGTGCAGGAATTGCTGGCGGTGCTGGTGGTTCTGGTGGTGGTGGATTCCGTGATGGCGCAGGCGGTGGCGGTAGTGCTGGCCAGGGTAATGCTGGTGGCTCAGGTGGCGGTGCAGCAGGAAATACTGTCGGTGGTGGTGGTGGTGGTGGTGCAGGCGGTGGTGGTTCTAATGGTGGGTTGGACAACGGCGGTGCAGGCGGTGGCGGTAGTGCTTCATCTATCACAGGAAGTTCAGTCACTTACGCTGGCGGTGGCGGTGGCGGTGCAGGTAGTGGAACTGGTGCAGCTGGTGGTGCTGGTGGCGGTGGTGCTGGTGGAAACCTAAACAACGCAGGTACGGCTGGTACAGCAAACACCGGTGGCGGTGGTGGTGGTGGTGGTCAAGGACCACCTTCAGGTTTCGCTGGTGGTGCTGGTGGTTCTGGCGTTGTAATAATTAGATACCCAATAGGATGAGAACATGGCACATTTCGCAGAAATAGATTCAACCAACACAGTCCTACGAGTGATCGTTGTAGCTGACGAACACGAAGCCAACGGTGCAGAATGGTGTAACAACCTGCTTGGTGGAACGTGGATACAAACCAGTTACAACAACCGTATTCGCAAACAATACGCAGGCATCGGTTTCACTTATGATGCTGATGCTGACGAGTTCGTAGCACCACAACCATTCGCATCATGGGCATTAGACAGCAACAACGATTGGCAAGCACCAACACCAAAACCAGAGGGGTCATTCATTTGGGATGAAGAAACTCTGGCATGGGTCGAAACACCCGCTATCTAATCATCATCCCCGCAGTACTGTTCGCGCTCTTTGCGAAACCTGCTAAAGCCCAAGAAGTTGGTGAATGGACATACAGCCAGTCCTGCCCAACATCAGGTTCAATCGAAGTCATAGACGACACGATCATCTTGCATGGCCCCGATCAGGGTGGGTGTTCCGGTGCTGCTCATTGGGTGAAGATTGAGACTACAATCCCCGCAGATGTGGACACAATAGATTTCACTTGGGCATATCAGACGACTGATGGTTGGGTGTATGACCCACCGCAGTACGGCATTAACGGCGTATACACCTTGATTACACAACAGAACAATGCGACAGGTGAGATGTCTGTACCCGTGTCCGAGGGTGATGTGTTCACGTTCCGCCAGTATTCGGTAGATACCTGCTGTGCGCCAGGTCATCTCACTATCAGTAACCTGTCGTTATGGGCATCTATAACCACATCCACGACATCAACGACAACGACGACTACTACTTCTACTGTCCCCGAAACGACTGTCCCTGTCACCAACCCGACTACTACGACAGTTCAAGAAACAACTACCACAGTTCCAGCAA